TTGGTTTTACACTCCAAGCAGTCACGTGATGAATGCCAACTGGGTTTACAGAAAAGCCGAACATCGTCGATCGTGGGACACTCACTGGGCTCCCCACTGGGCGCTGCCGGTGCCTGGGGTGGAGGGCAAGCCGTGAAACGTGATACCTTGCGGCTCAGTCAGCACCAGTTCATTGAAACCAGCCGTGATCACAACGGCCGGTACTTCATCGCCTATTCAGGTGGCGCCAGTGTGTTTGTGCGCGACATTGCTGACCTTCGTCGATTCCTCAAGCTGCCGAAAGGCCTGCCGATGAGAGAATCACTTGAATCATGGCTTGCCAGTCTTGGCGATCAAGATGCCTCTCAACAACCTGAACCATGAGCACTGACAGCATCAAGGATTACCTAACCGAGATCGGTCGGTTCCCGCTGCTGACTGGTGAGCAGGAGATCCAGTTATCCCGCCAGGTGCGGCGCATGATCGAACTGCAAGCCATGGAAGGCGAACGCACCAAAGCTGAGCTGCGCGAGATCAAGCGCGGCCATCGTGCGCGTGAAACCATGATGAACTGCAACCTGCGGCTGGTAGTTCACATCGCCAAGAACTACGTGACCAGGCTGAAGTCCAATGGCCTTGAACTGATGGACCTGATCCAAGAAGGCGCCATTGGCTTGAACCGCGCTGTTGAGCTATTCGATGGCACCAAGGGCTACAAGTTCTCCACATATGGCTACTGGTGGATCCGCCAGGCGATTACGCGTGCGATTGATACAAAGGAGCGCCTGATCCGCGTGCCGCAGCATGTACTAGATGCCACGTACAAGATTGCCAAGATGCAACGCGAGCATCTGCAGCAACATGGCAGGCCGATGTCAACAGCAGAATGCGCTGAGCAGATGGGCATGAGTCAGCACGAGCTGCAATCGCACATCATGCGAAATGTACCGCACAGCAGCCTAGATCAACTGGTCAGGGATGATGGCTCGCCATTGGTTGACATGATCGTTGACGAGCATCAGCCTTACGACGATTCGTTGTCCGTGGAATACTGCGAGCAGCTGCAGCTGGCGCTGTCATTCCTTGCTGACCGGGATCGCGATATTGTCGCCAGCTACCACGGATTAGGAGCGCCTAAAAAGACGCAAGGCAAGATTGCTGAAGAGCTTGGTATAACGCGCAGCGCGGTTGGCCAGATCCATGATCGGTCGATGCGGCGGCTTCGTTTGATGCTCACCGAGAAACGCTGATGTCTCAAGATGCGCGATGTGACCAGTTGCTTGCTGGATGAGTCGCGTGTAGTAGGCATTCTGTTTGATCAGCGAGGCACACAATGATCGCACATCCTTTTCGCTTGGATGAATCAATGCGCTTCGTGATTGCGATTCGATGCGCAGTTCTTCTTCAATGGTCCATTTGACCATCATCCAGTCACCCCATGTCATGGTGTCATATCTTCAGTCCATGCTTCAATCTTAGATTGCCGTTCATCCGTCCATGATGACTGCAGCTTGAACCATTGCCGCCAGTGTTCACTACCTTTGCTGCGGTTGCATTCGCGGCAGGCTGGCACAAGGTTATTCACGACGGTGTTGCCACCTTTGTGGCGTGGCTTGACGTGATCCAAGGTGTCGGCTGTGGCATCGCAATAGGCGCAGCAGTGTTGCCATGCTTCAAAGATTTGCTGCCTGAACCGTTGCTTTGCGGAGCGCTTGGGAACGAGAGATGTGCCATCAATCTGATGATCCACGCAACTCCGGGATGGGTAGGACGTTGACCGAAAGGCCAAGGATGTGATCGTTGGATGGCGCCAACTCAGTGAGCCGCGCCACGAAGTTATCGCTCACGTTTTCGGGATCGTCGTCTTCGCTTTCGACGACGATCGTGTACTCAACCTCTAAGACGTACTGCCTCATGCGTGGCTTACAAGCATTGCCCAGCCGGTGCCGGGGCCATCAACCTCCCAGCGACGCAACCAGTTCTTGCGGCTGTAGGCGATTCCAGCGCCTTTGGTGTGGTTGACGTAGCCGCCGTTCACCATGTCGGCCTCGCCGTTCGGATCGTTGTGGATGTAGGCGCCACTGGTTGCCCCGATGATCACGCTCCAGTGGCCGCCTCCGGTTGGTGCGCCGACAGGCCCCTTATGCAGCCAGCCGACCATTACGGGGCGCCCTGCCTGCAACTCAGTGTCGATCACGGCGGCATTGCAGTTGGTGCGCAGCCGCGCGTTGAGCCCCAGGGATTGCAGCGCCTTGATCTGCGCCTGCGCGTCGGTGGTGTCGCCGTACTTGGCGCGGATCTTGTTGTAGGCGTCATCGCCGCTCACCTTGCCGTAGAAGCGGGCCACCATGGCAGCGCTGCTGCTGAAGCACTCGCGGTAGCCGGTGCCGCTGGCGTTGTCGTTCTGCGCCTCGTAAGGGACGCGCAACAAAATGCCCTGCTGTTGCAGTTGCGGGATGCCCTTCTGCCAGAGTGCGCCCTCAGCCTTACGGCGGCGGAGCAGGCCAGCTTCAACGGCAGAGCCAGGGTTGCGGTAGAGCAGCATGGCTGCTGGCACCGATGGCCAGTCCTTATGGCGCAGCGCAGCACTGATGGTTTCAAACCCAGCGCTGCCGTAGAACCCAATGCCGAGGTTGTAGGCGAAGCTGATCAATGCGCAGCGCTGCGGATCGCTCATGCTTGCCCAGTGCGGGATCGCACGCAGGCGGTCTGCGATGCGGTCCACCTCTAGGCGGAGCAGCATGTCGGCTTCGATGACGTTGATCTTGTCGCCGCGCTTGACCGGATCGCCAGCGCCATAGCGCGTGGTGCCGTATCCGATCGTCCACGGATCGCCGCCGCTTAACGGATCAGGGTAGGCGCTGAGGTGGCAGCCCTCGAACTCCTTGATGATCTGAATCGCATCGGCCAGATCGGTCTGCACACCGGCTGTACTCCATGTCTTGAACCATGGCTGATCGCGGCTCAGAAGGCGCGGACCGATAACAGCCTCCAGCTCGCTGATCGCCGCCAGCTGATGCGGCAGCCCTTTGAAGTAGCGGAACAGATCAACCAGCCTGAGCTGCGTCATGGTCTTTGCAGGTGCTGCGGCACTGACTGCCGGTAGCTGAATGCGCTTTTGATCTCAGACCAGATGACAGGACTGAGCATGGCGGCAACAACGGCGAGGATGACCACCTGCGCCATGCGCGTTTCGAGTCGGCCAACGCGGACGCCCAGTCCGCTCCGCTCAGTCTTGTCGGAGATGGCGGCATCCAGCAGCTGCTTCAGCTGGCCTTCCAGCACGCCAATGGCACGCAGGATCTCGCCGTGTGTTGGCTCAGTCACCGCTTGCGGGATGCAATGCCACGCAATGCGCCGAGGATCAGCTGCACCCAGCCATTAGCCTTGACGCCTGGCAGGAGGCTGAGGATTTCGGAGCCGGCCAGCAACGTTATGGCAACGCTGGTGATCCCCTCGGGAGTAGGTGCCATGGCTGGCGTGAATCGCTATCTCAGGTTAGCTACCCGATGCAGCACCACCAGCCAGAGTGGCTGTGACTGTGGAGGCCAGGCCGGCAGATGCTGCAGCAACCACAGCCGGCACGCTGATCAGGCTGATTGAGACGTTCACATAGCCGGCGGATAGGTGGTCTTCCTGCGGCTGTGCGGCGTAACGCCAGTGCGTGGAGGTTGGCACCAGATCGGTAAAGCTGGTGTGGCCGGCCCACGCTTCAGTGCTGAGCGGGAATGCGATGTAGCCGCCCTGTTGCTCGCGGTAGTGATCACGCAGCAGCTTGGCCTCTGCCTGAGTGATTGCAGCAAAGCCCAGCTCAAGGTTGTGGCTGTAGGCAGTGGTGCCATGACGGAAGCGGACGCTGCCACCACCGAAGCCGCGTTCCTCGGTGACGGGGAAGGTGCCCATGCTGTAGCGGCGCGTGGCCGGCTCCAGTGCCGGGAAGGTGGCCATCAGTTCTGCAGCGTGATGACGCTGCTGCCCAGGCTGAAGGTTGCAGAGCTGCTGCTGACATCCCCGCCGAAATCGACGTAGCAGACCAGCTCATCAGCGCTGCTGGCACCGCCGCGTGATTTGTAGATCACAGCAGCCCTGGCGGTGATGGTGCTGGTGGCCCAGTTCACAGCGGCAAAGCTGAGCGTGACGCGATCGTTGGCGGTGCTCTTAGTGACGGTGCAGGCGCTGGTGACGCCACCAGCGGTGTAACCGGTGCCGCTGACTTCATTCGTAACGGCAGAGCGCTTGAGATCAGTGTCCTTGTTTGGCGTATAGCTGCTGGTGACCAGCATCACCTTAAAGGTGTCGGTGTCGAAGTCGATGGCACCACGGGCCATGTCATCAACGGCTGAGTTGTAGATCAGGGAGGCCATGATGTACCTGCGTTGAGATCAGTCTAGGCCGGTGGTGTTGGCCAGGTGATGTCAAACGGGTTGGCAGCATCGGCCAGGTCGCGCAGGGCTTGGCGGTAGGCGGCCCAGGCGTCACGATCGGCGCCGAGGTCGTAGTCAGCAATCTGCGTCCAGTCGCTGGCCTTCAGCAGCTCGATGCGCCGTTCGCGGATCTTGGCGTGCTGCGTTTGCAGCTCATCGAAGCTGTAGGGGCGCACCACAAAGGCGCTGCCATCCCAGTCGATCGTCTCCAGCTTCGGGTTGCACTCGGGGCGCTCGTAAGGGCCGCTGTACCCGGCACGCTCCAGCTCGTCAGGCGTGAAGGTGCTGGCGTCGGTGCGAGTGCTGCCGTCCGCGAAGCGGATGCGGTGCGGCAGGGGCGCTGGTGTGGTGGCGTTGTGGGAGTAGAGCATAATTTATGACGCGTAGAACTCTGAGAGTGCCACATAGCTTGAGGCTACAATCCGAATGTACCGGGCAGATACTGCCGTAAAGCTTGCCGGGCTAGAGAATGTATAAATGCCGTTTGAAGCAAAGGTGCCTGTATTGAACAGCGTTGTCCATGTAACGTCATCGCTAGATGTTTGTACGTTTTTGTTTTCGGTGTAGGATTTATCCCAGCCTCCTGGTATGCTGCTAGTCGCGGTTCCTATTACAACAGTGCTAATAAGAAAGACCGATCCATAGTCAATCTTGGCCCAGTCGTCTCCTGCGTTGTTATTGGTTGCAATGCCGGTGTTGGTAAATGATCCATCGGTCATGATGGCAGATGATATAGCCGTAGATCCCCCATATACAGATGACTGCGAATAAACACCGACACGAGAGGGCCAAATATTCGCCCCTTTGGCTACGCTCTGCTCATTCTGAAACCACAGCCCAGACGCTGCGCTGGCTGACGACACACGCCTAACACCCATCAACCCGCCATTAAATCCCAGCATCAGCTGATATCCTCATAGCCAATTACCAGCTCCAGGTCGCCAGTAGCGCTGGCTTGGGCGCGGAGGCTGTGGCCTTCCTCCAAGTAGACGTATGCCTCGCGGGTGACCAGCACCTGCGTGGCGTCGGCCGGCACGCTGATCGTCTTGCCGATGGCGAAGCCGGTGGTGCCGTTGTAATGCTCAAGGCTGATGTCCGCAGCAGCGGTGCCATCCACGTTGGCGCAGTACACCGAATTGATCTTCAGCACCTTGCCGCTGCTGGCACCATTGCTCAGCGCTGCAGCCATCGAGGTGGTGACGGCATAACCCACCGACTTGCCGGTAATCGTTGTTGGTGTCTTGAGGTTCGGCGCTGCCATGAATTAGTTGCCCCACCATTCAACATAGGCTAGCGATTCCCAGCCGAACAGCTGCACGCTCATGTCGCCAAAGTAATCGCTAGCTGCCGTGCCGCCGGTTGCTGTGCCGCCCGCCAGAGATAGCGTAATGCTCTCGTCAAGGCCAGTTGCATCAGCGGCGACTCCGGCAGTGCCTGCATCTAGGGATGCAGTCACACTGGCAACAATGCCATTGGCGGCGCCGATGCTGGCAGTGATCGACTCATCCAGGCCGGGAACAACAAAGCCCTCAGCATCTAGCGTCAGCGTGATCGTCTGCTGCAGGCCATTGGCAGCGGCGGCGGCACCGCCGGCAAGTATGCAGCGAGCAAACAGCTCTATGCCGCTGGCAAATGCGCCATCAGGCGGCACGGTTTCAAGTGTCAGCTCGACGTTGTAACGTCCGCAGTAGACGTCATCTACGGTTGGCGCGTCCGTGTATCGCCAGCGGTAATCTGTCAGCTGGTAGTCGCTGATGGTGGTGACGCCGCTCCAGATGCTGGATGGCAGCGTGAAGCTTTCAAAGCTGCCGAACTGGCCTTGATAGTGGCTAAGGATGCTGAGCATGTCAGCTTCGGCTAGGGCGATAAAGCTCAGCCGCACCGAGCTGCTGAGCATCACATTGCTATGACGCACACGATTCTGGAATCCGTTATACGTGCTGAACGGCGTGTGCGGGTATTCCCCTGGCGTGAAGGCGCGGGTGGCTGGTGTCAGCGTGGGGAAGGTGGCCATGATTACTTAAAAGACATTCTCGGATACAACGTCAAATACTTGGTTGATTAGATTTCCCGTTACAGTTTCCGCAAACACAACCTTGTCGAGCTGCACCGCAAGGTCGCCATAGATGCCATTTTGGAATGAACCTGTGCCACCATTCCAAAGGCCTACCTCAATTAGCTCCACATCTGGGTTTGAAGACCCTGGGTCATCTACAACATTCGGCGGCGCACCAACTGACACATAGTTACTGCTCACGAAGTTACTGAAAGGTGTCCTAAACCAGCTGTAGTACCACACCATCTGTGCATCAGGGAATGGGAATGCCCCGATCGTTGCTTGCTGTACTATCCTTTGCCCATTAGGGCAGCGCACTTCGACTTCGTAAGTGTCGTCCTCGGAATCCGCCAGTGCGATAACTCCGGTAATGATTCCATTTGTAATCAGCAACGCCACGCCGCTTTCGTTTGTGATTGTCTGAGTGCCGCCTGTATTGCTGTAGTCAGCAACGACTTCGCCGTTAATTCTTACAATGATTGATTCGGGCAGTTCTTCGCCACATGCTGATGGCGGAACGTACAATGCGCTGCCAGGTACGGGGCCAGCGCTGCTGACACCTGTCGGGTTCTGGAATGCCAGCGGCCCTGCCGCAATGGTCGAGTCCAATCCATCATCAGCGTTGCCGGTGTCGCCAGTCGGCGCCGAATCATCAAAGCCCAGCCCGCCACCGCTTGGTGATAGCTCCAGTGGCTCAGCACCGTCAGCCGCTGTGAACGTCTCAGCCGGAATGGTGTTGTCGCTGCTGGAGTTCACATCACAGCTCACGCCAGTGCGGCCGCTTGGCAAGATGATGCCGGTGCCAACAGCAGCAGCTACATCCAATGCGATCAGGCTGCGGCCTTGGTCGTCGATCGGGAAGTGCGTGGCCTCATAGCTCACATCGCCCGCCAGCGTCTTGGTAATCCGCTCCACCTGGTAGAGGTAATCATGCACCGAGTTGGTGTAGGTGGTGTTATCACGCGCCAGCTGCACGCGGATGATGTCGCCAGCGCTGATCAGCGTGTTGTGCTCCTGCGGCCTGGCTGCAAACCGGATGGTGTGCGTGGTGTAGAGCCGCTTGGCCAGGATGTAGGCGCCAACCTTGACGGCGTGATCCTCGCTGGTGCAGAACGTCGAGAGATCATGCGACTCATACGGCCCGGTCTCGGCGGTGCCGCTGTAACGCACCTCAGCGGTGCGGATGATGCCGATGTCGCTTTCCAGCTGCTGGCGCCAGATCACCTGCGCCACGAAAGGCTGACGGTCCGCCAGTGACAGGTAGTTGATCTCCAGCGTGCCGGGCAGCACCGTGTCTTCGGTGAAGGTGTACTCCGCCGTGATCGCCGTGGTCTTGATGGCGCCGCCGGC